TGGCGCCGGGTTATCCTCACGGTTGCCCGCCAGTCGGGGAAATCGGTGCTCTCGAGGGGCTTGTGTTCGTGGCGGCTGGGCGCCGCCGACGTTTTCGGGCAGTCTCAGGCCGTTTTGTCGATCGCGAACGTCCGGGAAACCGCCCGCCGCCATTGGAAGGCGGCGGCGACGGAGCTCGAGCGGTCGATCGGCGCGAAAGTACGGCGCGGGAACGGTCAGGAGGCGCTCGAGCTCGCTGACGGGTCAACGTGGGGGGTCGCCGCCGCCACGTTGGACGGCGGCGTGGGCTCGTCGCTGTCGCTGGCGTTCGTGGACGAGGGTTGGCGCATCTCGAAGGACGTTGTGGAGCACGCGCTCGAGCCCGCGCTGATCGCGATGGTGCAACCGCAACTCGTTTTGGTGTCAACCGCCGGCGACGGCGGCTCCGAACTGCTGATCGGCGCCCGCGCTCAGGCGATCGCGGAGCTCTCCGACCCGGACAACGCGACGACGCTGATCCTCGAGTGGTCGGCGGCGCCCGACGCTGACCTCGATGACCGGGACGCGTGGCGTCAGGCGTCCCCGGAGTGGTCTCCGCAACGTATCGAGGCGCTCGAGCACGCTCGCCGTACCACGTCCGAGAACGCGTGGCGCACGATGTACCTGAATCAATGGGTAAAGTCGGCGAGCTCGTGGGTCGCGCCGAGCTCGTGGGCGGCAGGCGCCGTTGACGGGCTCCAGTTCCCGGCGCGGCCCGCGGGCACCGTCGCGATCAATGACGCCGCCGGCGGCGAGGGCTACGCGTACGTGCTGGCGGTGCTGGACGGCGACCGGGTGAAAGTCCGGGGCAGAGTGTTCGGCTCCCGGCGCGACCTGTGGGCCGAGCTCGAGGCATTGGCGATCGAGCGCCGCGGTCTGACGGTGCTGTACCCGTCGTCGTTCGAGCAGCACGTCGCGAAGCTCGCCGCCGTGGAGCTCGTGAAGGTCGCGACGCTCGAGCAGCGGGCCGGGTTCGCGCCGACGCGCTCCGCGATCGCTGACGGGCGCCTCGAGCATGACGGCGACGAGCAGCTAACCGAGCACGTACTGACCGCCGTCCCGGTCACGATCCCGGACGCCGGCACCACACTAAGCGCGAAGCGGTCGCCAGGGCCGATCTACGCCGCCCGTGCGATGGTGTGGGCGGTCGGGCACGAGCTCCGACCGGAGCGCCGCGCACGCGCCCTCGTGGTCGCCGGGTGATCGCGGCGCTGTATGTCGAGTCGGGCGGCGCCTACTACGGGCTCGAGGGCGTTGACCCGTGGGACGAGCTCCGCGACGCACGCCAGTATCCCGGCCCGTTCCCGGTGGTCGCTCATCCGCCGTGCGCGCGGTGGTCGATCCTCGGGTCATGCCGCGGCTACCGTGACGGGCTCGACGGCGGCTGTTTCGAGTCGGCGCTCGCCGCCGTCCGAACCTACGGCGGCGTGCTCGAGCACCCGGCCCGGTCGCTCGCGTGGGAGCGGTTCGCGCTACCCCGTCCGGGTGCGTACGGGTGGTCGGCGGCGCTCGGTGACCCGGGATGGTCATGCTTCGTTGACCAGCACCATTACGGATTCCCGACGAGGAAACCGACGTGGCTCTACTTCGTCGGTGACGTACCGCCGCCGATGCTATGGGGGCGCTCCGCGTCCAAGGTGTCGGCGCAACGTATGGCGGGCGGCGGCTCCCGGCAGGCGCTCCGCTCGAGGACACCGCCGGCGTTTCGCGACGCGCTGCTCGAGCTCGCCCGAACCGCCAATCACTCCGCGCCGAGCGATCTGTGCTTTACTTAGATCACTCGAGGCCGAGCGCCTCACATCTAGCAGGAGGATTCAAGTGCATATCACGATCCCGCTCTACACTCACGCTGACCCAAAAGAGCTCGCCGAGATCCTCGAGAGGCTCCACGCCGTAGCGTTCTCAATGGCGCCCGAGCTCCACGCACCGTCGGCGACGCTCGCCGCCGTCGGCGCGCTCGTGCCCGAGCACGTCGCCTATCTCGCGGTGAAGTCGTGAGCTCGGCGGTGGAGCGGGTGCCGACGCTCAAGGACGTGTCGGCGGCGATCGCGGCGCCGATCGCGATGCTCGGTGACGTTCGCGAGTCGGCGGGCACGCACGGCATTAGTCCGGGCTCGGATTGGTACGGCGTGGATGAGCTCACGCGTCTGAATCACGCTCTCACCGAAGCGCTCGCGGCTCAGGAATCGGTCGCGGCGCTCGCCGTGATGCTCGAGCACCGCCGAGATGGGCTCGCACGGCGGCGGGAAGATACCGCCGGGGGATGATGTAACCGGGGCTCGCGAGTGCGATCCTCTGATTGTGGGCAAGCTCTCCGATTGGGTGACGGGCGCGGCGGCGGCACCGTCCGAGCCCGTCACCCGATCGCCCTCGCCGCGTTCCACGTCGCTCGAGGTCGCGAGCATTGTGCTGCCCGATACCACGTCGCGTGAGCTCGCCATGCAAATCCCGGCGGTCGCGGCATGCCGGAACCTGATCGTCGGCGCGATGGTGCAGTTCCCGCCGACCCGCTACCGGGGCGATGAACGGCTCGAGCTCGGCGCCCTGCTGACGCAACCTGACCCGTCTACCACGTTCGAGGCGTGGCTCGCGCTCACCGTCGATGACGTGCTATTCCACGGGCGCGCCTACGCTCACGTACTGCGCCGCGACGCCGAGGGGTTCCCGGCGGCGATCCGGCATCTGCCGTTCGAGTCATGCACGCCGATCCTCGAGGGCGAGAGCGCCGGCGGCTATCAGACCGTGACCGGGTATCGGGTCACGGGGAGCTCGAGGCCGATCGTCCCGGCAGACGTGATCCGGTTCGACTCGTCAGCACCGGGGATTCTCGAAACGGGCGCCCGGACGCTCGCCGCCGCAACCGAGCTCGAGCTCGCCGCCCGCCGTCTAAGCGCCGTGGAGCTCCCCGCCGGCGTATTGCAGAACGAGGGCGCCGAGCTCGGGCCGGACGAAGCCGCCGAAGTACTAGCCGGGTTCCAGGCGGCACGCCGCCAGAATGGCGTCGCGTTCCTTCAGGGCATCACGTATACGCGGGAGCAGCTATCCCCGGCAGACCTCCAGCTACTCGAGGCGCGGGCGCACGTCGCGACCGAGGTCGCACGGCTATTCAACGTCCCGGTCGCGATGATCGGCGCGAGCCCGTCCGGTGGCGCCGCCGCCATGCTCTACGCGAACCTGTCATCGCAGCAAGCCTTGCTCGTTTCGACGGCGGTCGCGCCGCCGCTGACCACGATCGAGGCGACGCTCTCGCTGCCGTCCGTCACGCCTCGAGGCCAGCGGGTCGCGCTCGACGTGCAGGCGTATCTGCGGAGTGACCCGAGCTCGGCGGCGGCGTACGTGACGCAACTGCTCGCCGCCGGCGTTATTGACGTGCCCGAGGCTCGATCGTTTCTCGGCATTCCGCCGATGACGAGCTCACCGACCATTCAACCGGGGAAGGTGTAGACCGTGCTCCAGTTCACGATTGACGTTAGCGCCGCTGACGCCGAAAGCCGCACGATCGAGGGGCTCGCCGTACCGTACGGCGAGCTCGCGATTCTGAACGGCGAGCGGTACGCGTTCGAGCCCGGGTCTGTTGCGCTCGCCCGTGCCCGTACGCCGCTGCTGCTCGGCCATGACCAGTCCCGGCCCGTCGGCGTGCTCTCCGAGCTCACCGACGGCGAGGGCGGCGTACGGATGCGGTTCGCGATCGACGGCACACCCGACGGCGACGCCGCGCTCGCGCAGGCCGCGTCCGGGTCGCGTGGCGGGCTCTCGATCGGCGCCGAAATCGACGCCTACACCGAGCTCGACGGCGGCGTCCGGTCGGTGACCGCCGCCCGGGTGTTCGAGACTTCCCTCGTGGCGCTCTCGGCGTTCGAGAACGCGAACGTGGAGCGGGTCGCCGCCGAGCTCGAGACACCGCCGCCGCCGCCCGAGCCCGAGCCCGATGACGATGACGATGACCAGGGCGACGAGCCCGCAACCGAAAGGAATCCCATGCAGGAAACAATCGAGGCGAGCGCCCCGGTAGTTATCGCCGCCACGAGGCCGCAGGCCGATCTGACCGCGACCGAGCTCGTCAATCTGATCGTGCGGGCGCAGCACGGCGAGCGCGACGCTCGCCACTACCTCGAGGCCGCGCTCGTCGAGTCAATCTCGACCGATCTGTCCGGGGTGCTGCCGCCGGCGTACGAAACGTCGGTGATGGGCGGCAAGCAGACCGCTCGCCCGCTCTACTCGTTCTTCCGCTCGCGCCCGCTCCCCGGCGTCGGGCTCGCGATCAATAAGCCGCGGTGGACGACGCCGCCCGACGGCGCGTGGGCGACCACGGTGGACGACGACGCGCATTCCACCAAGGTGGTCATCGGCGCCGACTCCGCGAACGTCGAGCGGTGGGACTGGGCCGGGGCGATCCCCTACGTCGTCGTCCAGCGTTCGAGCCCGGACGTTATCGACGCGATCTACGCCGAGGCCGTCCAGGACTTCTACTACGACGTCGAAATCAAAATCGCGACGCTGCTCGCCGCGTCCACGACGAACGCGGCAACGTCGATCGGCGCCGCCGTCGCCGCCTACTTCAACCTCAACAAGCGCAACCCGGACGGCATTCTGATCGCCGCCGACGTGTGGGGCAAAATGGCCGATCAGAAGCTGATCGACGCGACCCGGGCGACGGGCGACGTGTCGCTCTCGACCGACGGCATGGCGGGAACGTGGGCGGGTCTGCCCGTGATCGTGTCGGGCACGCTGCCGGCGACGATGGGCTACCTCGTGTCCAAGCGGGCGATCGACGCACGCGTCACCGAGCCCGTCCGTCTGACCGCGAACGCGATCGGCGCCCTGAACGTCGAGCTCGCCGTCGTCGGGGAAGGGCTGTTCGACGTGGACTACCAGAATGAGATCATGGAGCTCGCGCCCACGATCCCGGTCGGCGAGCTCACGACGGGCAGGGGCTCTAAGTAAGTGACCGAGCCCGTCGATAGGCCGCTCGAGGTCAGGCTCGGAGAACGCCGTACGGTGCTCTCCGAGCCCGACCCGGTGCCCGCGCCCCTGGCGGTCGGTGACCCGTGGCTAACGCCGGACGACGTGCAGGCGTATCTCGATCTGCCCGGGGCGCCGGACACCCGGATGATCGAGGTAACCGCCGCCGTGAAAGCCGCGGTGGAACGGCGCCGCTCCGATCTCGATTTCACCGACGGCGAGCTCGTCCCGGCAGATATCCGGGTCGGCGGAATCCGGTGGGCGGGCCTGATGCACGCCTCGAGGGGCGCTCCGTCAGGGTTCACAGGGTATGACACCGACTCGATGCTCGTGGACGCGCTCGGCTCGCAACGCGCCGAGATTATGCGTCTGCTCGGCTGGCGCCGCCCGGTGGCGCTATGAGCACGGTCGCGCCCGCATCGCTGGCGGTCGCCGCGATCGCCGGGGTTCTCGAGCTCATCACCGACGCCGGGCTCGAGGCAACCGCCGACAGCGGGGCGCTCGTCCCTGACCCGATCGCGGTGCTCGTCGGGCGCCCGTCGCTGATGGGGCGAACGCTCGGCGGCGCATCCTACTCCGTCCCGGTCACCGTCATATCGGGCGACCCGCTCTCGAGCTCCGCGGCGCTCGAGCGGCTCTACAACTACGCCGACGCGGTAGCCGACGCGGTACGCGCCGCCGCCTACTCCGCGACGACACACTCGATCGGATTCAACATTGATCCGCTCCCGGCGCTCGAGA